TTCTATGTAGCGAACTTTGCTTATGGTGATGAAGCTGCTATTTACGAAGGATCGCAGTCTGTAGAAAATCTAACTGAGTGGACCAAACGCAAACAATCTATTACAAAGAATTTTATAGATGACCTTGCCAATGTTGTAACTCATTTAGAAACTACTAAGATAGAATTCAATAAACTGTTCAATGCCGATTCTGGCGACATTCCAGTTCTTCTAACACTTTACTTGTCAGGCAAGGTTTCCATAGAGTCTATGAGAATGATAGATGATATTGAGCCATACTTGTACAAGTGGGAAACAACACCTGTAATGTTTGCATTTGAATCACAACTTAGACGCATTAAAAAGTTGACTGGATTCGTTAAATACGATAGAATTAAAGCTGAAAAGATTTTCCAGCACTTCAAGGAAGAATTTGTAGAGCAACAAAATGGGTAAGACTTACCACAAACAATCTAATCGCTACGATGATGATAATCCCTCTAGCCGTTCGGGGAAACACGCCAAACATTCAAACAATAGAAAGTCTGGTGGTATGAGAACGCTAAATAGTTATGTAGAGGATGACCAATTCTATGACGACGCATTCGAGGATGATGTTGGACTAGAAGACGAAATTTCGATACAATACAATAAATCTTAATACTACGTTTATACAAGGAAAATATATGGATATTCAAACACTTCGCAAAATGCGCAACTCTGACTTCGGTGCTATCTCTAACGCATTCGAAAAGATTGCCAACCCTCAGACCGAAACTAAATCTTTTGCTGATGATCGCTTCTGGCGTTTAGAAGGCGACAAGGCTGGTAACGGTACTGCCACTATTCGATTCCTACCAAAGACTGACGCTGACGAACTACCATGGGTGAAAATCTTTTCCCACGGTTTCCAAGGTCCAACTGGTAAGTGGTACATCGAAAACTCTCTTACTACTCTCGGCGAGAATGACCCTGTTGGTGAATTGAACACTCAACTGTGGAACACTGGTACTGAGACAAACAAAGAAATTGCACGTAAACAAAAGCGTAAGCTGGCGTTCATCTGTAACATTCTGGTTGTTTCTGATCCAAAGCATCCTGAGAATGAAGGTAAGGTATTCCTGTTCAAGTTCGGTAAGAAAATCTTCGACAAGATCATGGACAAGGCTCGCCCTACATTTGAAGATGAGAAACCAGTCAACGTCTTTGACTTTGACCAAGGTGCTAACTTCAAACTTCGTATGCGTAAGAAAGATGGTTATGCGAACTATGACGAATCAGTATTCACTGAGCCATGCCCAATTTCTTCTGATGATGAAGAAATCGTTCGTGTGTTGTCTGCTCGCCATACTCTGGCAGAATTCACTGATCGTAAAAACTTCAAGTCTTACGATGAGTTGAAGAAGAAGCTGAATGAAGTTCTTTCTGGTGACTCTTTTGCACCTAAGTCTGCAGCTGAAATGGCTGAAGATGAACGTCCAAGTGCTCCAGCACCAGAAGCAAAGTCTGCTCCAGCGTTCACACCAAAGGCATCTAAACCAGCCCCAATGGAAGATGATGACGATGATGTGATGTCTTACTTCGAGAAGATCGCTAAAGAAGAATAAACTTTTATCCCTAAAAGTTAAAAGCCACCTTTCGGTGGCTTTTTTGTATTATGCGTATTTTCTTTGCATGTATCTCGATAACGTAGAGTCTTGATTTCGTATCGGAGATTTAATAAACTGATTCTGAACTGTGCTGTTAGTCACTGGTGCGTTAACTACATTTGTTTTGTTTCCACCAGAAGACTTGGTAGCAGCGCCAGCATTTTCACCAGACTTAGCATAAACTAAACCAGCTTGTCCCATCGCGGCACCCATAGCTGCAATCTTTTCTGTTGGAAGAGCAGCAATAGCCTTAATCTTATCAGTATCAATAGCAGAGAATGCTGTCATACCACCAGCCAATTTCTCTATACCAATACCTGCCTTTTCGATGTTCTCACCTTTGTCAGCAAGACGCATTATTTGATCCATGGCAGAACCACCTGGAGTTACTGCTCCAAGTAAACCACCGACCAAATTGCCAACACCAGCCACTGCAGTACCTGCACCAAAAGCGGCAAGACCACCAGCAATAGCCAACAGACCAGCACCAACTTTTAGTAAGTTGCCACCGTCGACTTCACTTAGACGTTCTACAGCGCTAACAACAGAGTCTATAACTTCAACGATGGCGTCAGAGATTGCTCCGATGATACCCATAACAACCTCGCCAACAGCTGTAATAACTTCTGGTAATTTTTCAATAGCTGCAACAAATACATTCTGAACAACATCTGCTATTTTGATTAGCACAGGTGCGAATGCTTCCATGAATGGTGCAGCATATCCCAGTGCCTTGCCGATACCCATAATTGCCAGTGTTGCTGCGCCAAGACCAACTATAGTTGCTGGATTAGCCATTGCTGCTAATCCCATAGCTAGTCCACGTAGGAAACCAGCAATACCTCTACCTGCTCCACCACCTAATCTAGCTAAACCATTACCTAGTTTTTCTAGACCCTTTCCGATACCTCCAAGCAAACCACCACCTGAATCACCAGAAGCAGCAGAAGCCTTTTGTTCTGATCCACCACCTCTTGTGTTTTCTTCGATTTTAGATAGCAAGTCAGATTGAGCAGAAATTGCCTTTGTTTGTTCGGCTGCCATTTCTTGCTGTTCGCCTTGACTAGCAAATGCTTGTGATGGTGTTTCAGATACAGTTGCTAGGGCTTTAGAGCCTAAATCAAATTTAGAATACTCAGATTCAAAACCTTTTTTCTTATCGAGAAGTTTAGCCATCTCTGGGTTTGTTTTGGCAATCTGTTCAGCGCTGTACTTTCCACCAGTGTCTGAAACCATCTTATCGATCTGGGCTTTATTCTTATCTGCATCTTTCTTGATTGCATATGCAGATTCGAAATTACTAGACAATTCTTTTTCGGTGCCTTTAAAACCAAGAGCTTTTTGTTCGGTGACAAATCTCTGCTTTTCTAACTTCTTATCATTGATACCTAAAATGTTAGTATTTTGTAAAAATGACTTTTTGATATTTTCACCAGAGAACTTTTCTTTTATATTTGAGAATGTGCTCTTTACTTTCTCGAGTGGGGTCTTGAAGGACTTCATACCTTCCATGACTTTGGCCAGTTCTTCTTCTCTCTTTTTACGATCAGAGATATCATCTTTCATCAACTGAAGTTGATCTTGTTGCGCTTTTAGAGCGTCTTTCTGAACCTTTAAAGAGTCTGACTCAATTTTTTCTTGGCGATCACCGTCATCATCAATTTTTTTAGTCTCCATAAGAGTTGCTATTTGAGCGAGTTGAGCTTCTTCTAGCAATGCTCTTATAGAGAATAGCTGTTCATTAGCCACTGCTTGTGCGTTAAGCATGGCTTGAAAACTTTTTGGTGATGCGGTTATAACTGTCATCGCTTACTTTCTAATCTTTGTTTTTCTTCTTCTAGATACTGTACTAGCATCGCAACATAAACATCTCTCTCGAATGGAATCATATTTTCTAGTTCATTCAATGAGTATTTGTGATACTGCATCAATGCAAAGTTCATTTTATAGAAGTTGAACAGCGATTCATGACAAAGATTTATTAAAAAAAACTTTGCATTCCTTCTAGGACTTTCTTGTGTTGCTTACCGCAAACAGGACATCCATATTCAACTTCTTTACTAATACGTGGCATTGTAGAAAAGAACTCTTGTACTTTAACGAACTGCTCAGAAGTTAAATTATTCAAAAATTGAATCAACTCTTCTTTCTTTTGTTCCTTACCGTAGAAGATCTCATCTCCTTGATAGATGTAATCAATAGACTCTGCAACTACAGAGAATACTGCATCTAAATCATTGCCGTTTAAATTTTCTAACTGCTTCATGATATCTAATGTTGGATACTTTAGAACAACCCCAACATCTCCGAACAGCTCAATCTTGTTTGTGTGTGATGGAACTTTTACTACTTCTAATTTTGTCAGATCAATAGAAATCTTAACACGAGCCTTGTCGTTGTCTTCTCCATGGTCATTATCGCATGGGAATAATAAGTCAATAACTTCACCAACAGATTTTGCTCTAATTTGCGTAAAGATGTACTCTAAATCGAATGTCGCTAGTTTATCGACGTCAACCTTGTCAATCAAACAAGATTTAATTACTGACTTCAAACTATCAACCATGATAGTGACATCTTCTGATTGTTGCGCGATAAGAAGAGCCTTTTCTTCTTTAACGAGAAACGGACGATATTTAACTGAAACTCCAGTTGAAGGTACTACCAAATTGTAGGTTGGTGTACTCATTATAGGTAAAGACATAATTATTCTCCTTTAGTCATATTCTTGATCATTTTGTTCAACTCAGCAGTGCTACCAACAAAGATAGCATTGTTATTAGTCACTTGCTTAGACGCTTCTCCTTTTTCTGGAGTGTCTAACTTTTTCTTCTGTTGATGTATATCCATAAGTTGTTGGTTAACATCAGCCAGTTGTTTCATTAAGTTACCCACAACTTCAAATGCTCTTGGGTGTTCAGATTGTTTAGCTACTTCTAGTGCATGTTGCAGCGCTGCCTTACCAGAAGTTAACAACTCACGTAAATTTCCTCTTGCTGCGTCATAATCATCTTCTATTTTAGAATTAGAAGGTACAACAAGTTCACCATCTTTAGTCACTACATCTGTCACATTTGATGGTGCTACATCAAACACACTAGACAGGTTATCATCAATCTTCATAAATTACCTTTTAAGTTTACCAATCAAACTTGGAAGTTTAGTGACTGCATAAGAACCAGCAGCACCCATTAAGAACTTTCCAACTTTACCATACTTATCAACAAGGCTCTTGTCTGTTGCACCACCAGCAGCTGATGTGGATACAGTTTTAGATGTCCAGTGTTTATATTGCATTGTCACATTTAATTTTAGAGTGTCCTTAGAAGAATAATCTAGAGCCACTGCTCCGATATTCTTTGGATAACACTCAAACAGTTCTACTTCATAACGAGAATTATCATTTATGTCTTGAACTTGAATCTTCATAGATCCGATATAGTCTTTATAATAACTGAATGTTCTATCGTATGGATTTTGAATCAATCCCATCCAAGCATCAAAGAAGAACTTAACTTCCATGTCTTGATCCATATAGAACGACAAGTTAATATTGTCAAATAACTTCTCGTATGGCACTTCTCTAATCTCGCCAAAAACTCTGTTTGGTGTGGTAGAAAGATTGAGACCTGGAAGTTGTGCTTGATCGCAGAACATCAAAATCTTTTGCATGTTACCGATAGCACTCATACCAATAGGTGGTGTTATTTCAACAGCATAGTGAGACCCTCGAGCCAGCCCACCAGTCTTTACTTGAGCGATGAAATCTTTTAAAGCCATTAGCGTTTTCTCATAATTCGTCTGGATTCTGCCCAGACTGCTTGTTTATCCAACTTGACGAATTTCTCTACAGGTAGAAGCATAGCAGTAGTCCAATCATTGGCATCTACTTTTCTGAACTGGCTTCTAACATGATCACCCAAGTATCTTTTCACGCATGGTTGAGCAGCAGCAAATTTGGAAACTCCATCTATAACTGCCCAAGAATACTTTAATCTTGTCAACTCATCCATTCTATTATTTGTTCTGAACATCATTAAGTTATCTAACAAACCAACTCTTAGTTGATATGGAAGATAATGCATATTCAATCCATAGAAACCGTCTTCTGTTCTTCTGTATGGGAAAACCAACGGGAATCTATCGTAATACGGTAGTTTATCTTTAGTCTTTGGATCATACATGAACATATAAAGATGCCCAGCTTGGATCCTATTTTCTAGCTTGTCTGGGTTTGTAGCCAGTAGCTTTTGTGGCGTGAGGTTTTCCCCAGCCAGCATTCTGACTTGTTGATCGAACCAACTTCTTGATCTCTTGGCAGCTGTAGCCAAGTCATAGCGGTTACGTTCGAATACGTCTTTTACGGGTTGTTTTGCCATTTAATTATTTAGGTTGCTTGAGACCGAGTTCATATTCTGTTATGATCTTAAATTCCCACCCACGATCCTTGGCATACTCAGTTGCAGCTTTCCACTTGGCTTGGTTTTTTAAGAATGTCATTGATTCTGTTAGATAACGCTTTGTTTGTTTCCCTGGATATACAGGTGGAATTGTTTGTGCAGCTGGTTTTATCTCAACCAGATATGTTTTTAGAATACCGTCTGTTGTGCGAACTTGTATTTTAAAGTCAACAAAATAACGGTGGATATAGTTATCGGTTGGGCAACGATATGGGATTATGGTTTCCTCTGAACTCCATTTGACTATGTTCGGGTTTTTATCGCACCAATTTGCAAAACGAGTCTCCCAACTAGACCTCATTACGATATTTGATGGGTCTCCTGTGTATTTCTCTGGAAATACAGGCGTGTACTTTCTTTTATGGAACATAAATAATAGAAGATAATTTCATACCCTTTATTTAGAAGAACACCCGATGGCAACAGTCGCAGAATTAGAGTTACAGTACGCTCAAACGCAAACTGCCTTAGACGCAGAGAACGAGAAGAATAGAAAGATTCAAGCAGAAGCTGACGCACTTCGCGATAAGGCGCGACAATTGCGTCAGGGTGGAGACGTTGAAGGAGCTAAACAATTACGCGACCAAGCAGAAGCTCTTGATGCAACTACAACTAGCACAGCAGCAGATGCCAATCAAGCTAAGTGGAGAGAATTAGAAGCTGCAAAAAATGCTGAATATGAGGCTTCTCAGAAAGCTAAGTACGAAGCAGATAAAGCTGCTGAAAAGAAAGTCACCGAAGCTGCCCCAGAATCTACATCGGCAGGCGCTGCAGCAGATTCTTCTACAAGCGAAGGTTCATCTTCTAGTACTACTGCTTCAGAACAAGCTGCTCCAGTACAAGAACCAGCTTCAGCTGCAACATCTTCCCCAACTGCAACTCCGACTACAGCAAAGTCTTCTACTAACGCGAACAAATACGAAGTCAAGAATCATATGTATCCAGATGACTTAATGTCAGATGAATCAAAGTATGGTAAGCATTATGTTATCTTCTATATTAACGTAGCAACTGATTCTAAGTTAGTTAATGGAAAGAATGCTGCAGCAACGGTCAATGATATGACTCCAAGAGATGCTGGAGATATGGTTGGAAGTAAAATGACCAAGACTGGATTGGTTGCTTCTAATGCCACTGTTAATACAATCGGAGGCGTAGCAGCTGGTTCTATTGCATTGGGCGGTGGTATAAAAGGTGCGGCAAAGGGTGCAGCAATAGCAAACATTGGAACAGTTGGTGTTGGTGTTGCATCAACACTAGCTCCAGAAGTTCTTCGTGGTAAGAAACGACTAAAGACTGCGATTGCCTTACATGTTCCTAACCAGCTACAAATTAGATACGGTGTTCAGTGGTCAGATGAAGATACTGCTATATTGGCTATGGCATCAGAAGGTGGTGAAGAAATCGTTAAGGCTCTAAGCGGAGACAAGAACAGTGATGTTACTGGTGTTGGTGCTGCAATTATCGCAAACTTAGCTCTATCTAAAGGACCAAACGCTGGAGCTAATTCTGCAGCTTTGGGTTTGGCAGCAAACCCAAAGAAAGAACAAGTATTTAAAGGTGTTGATTATAGATCATTCCAGTTTGAATACCAGTTTTTCCCAAGAAGCGTCAACGAAGCTAGAAATGTTCTACGAATAATCGAAGAATTTAAGTATCATATGCATCCTGAATTCAAGGATGACAATAATTTTGTTTATGTGTATCCATCTGAGTTTGACATTTTTTACTACCAGAACGGTAAAGAAAACCCAAACCTACACAGACATACCTCTTGTGTGTTAACAGAAATGAGTATTAACTACACACCTAACGGTTCGTTCAATACTTTCGCTAATGGTATGCCAACACAGATTAACGTACAATTATCATTCAGAGAACTGGCTCTATTGACAAAAGATAAAATCAAGGCTGGACTATAATGTATTTTAAAGAATTTCCTGAAACTCTTTATGATTTCAATATCGCTGGAAAAGACAAAGTTATGTTGGTTAAAGACATAACTAGAAATATCAGATTCCGTCGCGATGTATTGGCTAACATAACTCTCTACGATTTATACGATATCGTTGATGGAGAGACACCAGAGATTATTGCTGAGAAGTTTTATGGTGATGCTCAATATCATTGGATTGTTATGCTTGCCAATGATCGTTATGATTACGTTGCAGATTTTCCTATGACGTATAATGTTCTATGGGAATACATAAAAGCAAAATATGGAGATCAAAAATACTACCCACATCATTGGGTTTCTCCTTCTGGGTATATTGTTGATTCTGATTTTCCAGGTGCATTGCCGATATCAAACATCAAATACGAAGAAGACCTTAACGAGAGCAAAAGAAGAA